GACCAATTGTTTGGTCCCCCCGAATATCTCTCTCAAGAGCTATTCGACGCCTTTCGGCGTGACCTGAAGGCCGTCGTCGGGTAGGAGACGTTGAAGTGCCACTTCCTAGATCGAGGAGTTTTGACGGACGGAGTACAATTTCTGGTACTTACCAGACGTTCCCTCCATTTCCGTCCTTTACTCTTCAGTCGAAGGTCGTGGGTGATTTCGGTACCTGTGACGATTCGGTGTGCGCGCCACGTGAAAAACGTGTGCCGAACGCCCTTTTAATTGTCAAGAAAAGTACCGTACTTCCTCGTTTCTCTGGTGTCTTCCCTAAGGTTGGTACTCCCGTCAAGCAGCTTATTAGCTGCCCAAGTGATTACCGTCCCACGGAGCCATCGCCAGGCACAGCGTTTCCTGCCTTGCCTTTGGCATTGCAGAACTCTCTTGCCTGGGAGTCCTTAGCGGCTACAAACCCTAACGTACCACACGTTAGTCTGCCCTCTTATTGGGCAGAGCTTAAGGATCTACCTTCACTCTTTCGTGAGTTAGGTGACCGGTATCTTGGTATCAAGAAATTTCTTGATACTAAGAACTGGGCCAAACTCTCCGCCCTGTTAGGTGTTCCTAAGAAGATACTCCAAAGTTCTTCCAAAGACTACCTAATGTGGCGATGGGCTATTAAGCCCATGTTGAGTGACATCTCTGCACTTTGGAACTTCCAGGAGGCCGTTAATAAACGGCTGAAATGGCTTACCGAACTGCAGACTGGAGACCGCGTCTTAAAGCGAAAGGCGTCCCTACGTAACAACTCTGTTGTTGATGCACCCACGACTGTCGCTTTGAAGTCTGTGGGGGCCAACATTCAGGGTAGGCGCACTGTGTCATACTTTGAGAAAGTATGGTGCTCTGTCAGGTGGAAACTTGACAGCTCTGTCGATCTCATCCCTGGTGTAGGCCTTGAGTTTGACCCTCTCTGGGTCAAAGCTCATCAGCTCACATTTGGTTTGACTCGACATGACGCGCTAGCCGCTCTTTGGCAGATAATGCCATGGAGCTGGTTTGTTGATTGGTTTCTGCATGTTAGTACCGTTATTGACGCTACTAACAACACGATTCCAATGACGTGGGGTGACATCTGTGTAATGCGACACACGGGAGCTATTGCAACCGTGTCCGTATTGTCCAGTAGTCCCGATTTGTCTTGGTGTACCCCAGACGGGGTGCACCGTCAATCGGAGGATAGGAAACAGCGATTACTCGTCGCTCCTATTCTGCCTTTCGCGCCTTCCCTCATGCCAGTCTTTACGACTGGTCAATGGTCGATCCTCGGAGCTTTGTCGGTGGTTAGAGGGTCACACTTTACTCGCTCGAAAGTGCGTTAAAGTAGACCATCATTCCGCCGATTCAGTTAGAGGAACTCCAAATGTTGGGATCGACTTTCGTGTTGGGTTTGGCCAGTGGGAGTAAAACACTCCCTCTGATCAACCAGGCTAATGATTTTACTGGTGAATATTACTTGAGGGAGACCCTCAAGTCCTATTCTGTCAAAGTCCGTCACACTAATGCGACGGTCGATGGCGTTCAGTACGATCGGCATAATGTGGAATGCAGGATCACGACGTTCGCAACGTCGACGGTTCCTGAATTCTTCCATTTGGCTTACTTCGTGGTTCAGCTCCTTCCGAGCGACACGAATGTGGAGCCTATGGATGCTATCGCCGATTGGGCGATCGCATCCTCTAATGCTAACCTGGTAAAACTCTACGGTTGGGAATCGTAAGATTCCGTCACCGCAGGGGACCCCTATTCCATAGGTGAAATTCCTATGACGCGATAGTTGGTCTCGGCTACGTGGAGCATACGAAAGGTTGACTTTCCATGCTTAACCGCCACGTTACCGAGTTGCTGCAGGTGTACAGGGCCATCTTCCAAGATGCCTTCTGTGCATTCCCGGCGCTTCAAGGTGAACTCGAGAGAGATCTCGACCATCTTGAACGACTTGTCGCCACTAGGGGTCTCCACGTTTTGTGTGTGGATCTCCCCGCGGCTGGTAAACACTTTGACAGGTGCTTATCCGAAGGCAAGTTCACTGTTTCGTCGTTGCCGCTTACTAAGCGGTGCCCACGATCAGTGATGTACCCGCAGTTCTTGCGGGGACTTCATGAACTTGTCTTTGACAAGTCTGGATGTCTAAAGGAGGCTTGTGATGTCGAATCTATTGTCTTTTTGCGGCAGTTTTATTACTGCGGCAAGAAGGCTGATATCGACTGTCACCCTGCGCTTGTCCTTGACTCTGTCGAGGACTTCGCTAAGACTGATGCTATTCTACCAGAACCGTCAAGGTTCTGGAACGAAGAGCAAGACTCCGAAACGGAAATCGAATCCCTCACAGGGTTCGGTAGGTCGGAGACCTACTCGTCTCGGTTAGTCGGCGATCATTATGATCGTCTCAGGAGCCTGCTCACCAACCTTGACCTTGTGTCAGGAATGTTGAGCACCACTCTGGGGAATTATATTCCGTCAGAGTGGCGTTTTAGACATGGCCCAGGTGCCGTCTCAGAACGAAAGGGTGCAGTTAACAAATACGAATTTGTTAACTGGTCTGATCGTCTTGAGAGTGTGTATCCCATTGCGGATTTTGGTTATTATAACCATGCCGCTTGGGCTGACAGCTGCAAGATCAGATTTAATGACCGTTGTTCTCTCTTGATGGAGCATCTTGCTTCCTCAATTGATCAACCAAGTCGTCTGGTCTCGGTCCGAAAGTCTCTAACGGGTCCTAGGCTTATTGCCGCAGAGCCGACGGAGAATCAATGGTGCCAACAAAACATATGGCACTATTTACGTACCCGTGTTTCACATTCCTGGATAGCACGCTTCGTTCACTTCGGTGATCAAAGCATGAACCAGTTAATGTGTCGCAAGGGAAGCGTGGACAACTCGTTAGCGACACTTGATTTATCAAGTGCCAGCGATCGAGTTAGTTGTCTGTTCGTAGAGTGTCTCATGGGGGCAAATTTGCCTCTATTGAGGGCTCTCCGCGCTACACGCACCCGTAGTGTGAACCAGGATATCCATCCTGGTTTACCGGCTAACATCCGACTGAAGAAGTTCAGTACTATGGGCAGCGCCTGTACCTTCCCAATTGAGACGTTAGGTTTCCTCTCCGTCGCTCTCGCCAGTGTACTAACTGTACGCGGACTTGACGTGACTAAGAAGAATCTAATGTCCCTTGAGGGAGAGGTTGCCGTCTTTGGGGACGATATTATCGTTCCCTCTGACAGCCGGGCTCTAACTGTTGAGGCCCTTGAAGTCTTAGACTTCAAGGTTAACACCGCTAAGTCTTACTGGAGTGGAAACTTCAGGGAGTCGTGCGGTGTTGACGCCTTCCGGGGGAATAATGTAACCCCGGCGTATTGGCGTAGCCCAACGGAGAGAGGACCAGAGTCATTAGCGAGTGCGCTAGATGTCAGGAACAACTTCTATAAGAAGGGTTTCTGGCATGCAGCGGCGTATCTCGCGTCGACCTTACCCGAGGATTTGATTCCCACGGTATCAGTTGACTCTGGAGCTTTTGGCTTTGCGTCCTTCTTAGGAACCCATCTTGGCCGCTTTTGGAAGCGTGTCAATCGTGGTCTCCAAAAGGAGCAGGTGCTTGTGCTTGGACTCACGTCCCGGCAAAAGCGTACGCACAGCGGGAGCGACACTGTGCTTCTTCAGTTCTTTACTGAAGATCCTCATCCATCTGACCCTTGGTCCGGTGGAACAGCACAGCGACCGCAGCTTAAGGTAAGCTTGCGGTGGGTGGACGTTGAGCAACTGGGTTCCTAATCCAGTCTCATTTCGTCTATAG